TACAGGAATTTAGTTCTTGGTGCCCGCGACATTCCGTTATCGAGATATAGTCGAGCCGCGTGACGAGCATCACCAAGATTTCCCTTGGGGTTTGTGATGCCTTGCCCTACTCCTTGAAGGAATCGTGTGAATTTATCTGCCATAATATTATTTAGTGATAAAAAAAGCCCGGGGATTCCGGGCTTGATTTAATTTTGTGATATTAACTTCCTGTAGCTAGGCTACCAAGAGTTCTAGCACCAATGTTTCTACCAATGCCGTCAATGCCGCCGCCTTTGTATTGGATCGCGTTATCGTAACGTATTGCTAGTGCAATCATTGCTGGTTCGTTTGATGTATAGTTTAAATCACCGTAATCGATGTTTTGTACGAAACAACCGTACAATTCAAATGTTTCTAGCACGTTAGGTGTTTGAGCACCATTTCCGCCATCTAGTAGTTCGATTAGTGTAGTGAACTTATAGTCTTGAGCAGATGCTGCTCCTGATTGTTCGAAGAAGTCAAATTGTTTCTGAATCTGCTCACCGCACAGGCGTTGGATAGATCCTGTAGCATCATCTCTCACGTTTAATGTTACTGGTTCCCAATTGTGTCTACCTGCTAGGTATACTCTTGAGTTGTAAATTGGAAGTTCTATTTCTTCAAAGTTTACTTTAGGACGAGTAATATCATTTACTTGTTTTGTTAATTCAGTTGCTACTGTTCCATTTGCCCCGAAGCCTTGTAAGACCACCCTAAATCTATACTTTAGCTTGGGCATTAACAAGCCCTGAGCACTAGACGAAGCGTCTGTTGCCAAAGGTACTGTTAATTTTGATAGTGTTGAAATTGCCATATTCTTATGCTCCGGATAATATTATTTATCTCTTATAATTGGGGGACAAAGCCCCCAATTATTAAGATGCTCTCGATGCTGCTATCTCCCCTGTATTTTTCAATCTCAATGGGATGTAAATAAATTCAATTGCTTTTACTGGTTCAATTGCGATATCTACATATAGTTCATTTCGATCAATCCTTGCTGGAGTGTTATTTGTTTCATCGCAGACCACAGCATAGTCATAGATAGCACGTAGACCTACAAGCTCTAGCAACAGACTTTCTACTGCCTGTCTAACTTCGTCTCTTGTAAGTTTATCGTTAGGTTCAAACACAAACGGTTTAGCTAATCTGCTTAACTGACTGCGTAGATAAATTACCAAACGTGCTACGTTAATTCTGTCTAATGCTGATGATCCAGTACTTAGGGTTTTTTGTCCATAGTTTACTAGACCAACACCGTTAAAGAATGTTAAAGGATTAACTCTAATATTAGCTAATGTGTCACGCTGTCCTTCTGTTAATGCTACAGGTTTAAATTGTCCTGTTTTGCTTTCTAGGTATCCTACTGATGTAGCATTAGTAACACCGCCTCGTCTTATACCTGCTGGAGCAAACCATGGATAAGATACTTGATCATTTAAAGCAATAGTTCTTAACATCATGTAGCTTGGTGGTACCATGATTGTGTTACCAGTATTATCACTGGTTAATCCTGCTGGATAAAATACTCCGGCATACGCATCTGAGCTAACTAAACCTACGTCTCCGTTGTCAGTAGCAGCATTAACGTTTTTGCCCCAGTTGTTTAATGAATTAGTGTCTGGAAGCAATCTAAAAGGAGCATCGCCTACAACAAATGCTGTTGTTCCGCGATCAATATTTAGAGCAATCATTTCTTGTAGTACTTCAGGATATCCTGGTGTAGCAATAAGATTGAAATTACGAACTTCGTCTTCACGTATTTCAGCGTTAGAATTTAATAAACCTTTTAACGCCTCAACAACCACTTGACGCTGTGCTTTACGACCAAAGTCGCTACCAGAATCAGATACCCAACGTGCTGACTCATAATCTATCATTGACTCGTCACCGTAGCGGACATTGTCTGCCGATGTGTTAACATGGTTTCTAACATACTTTTTAATATTGAAACCGCTTCTACGAGTATTGAATAACAAAATACCTCTTGGATATAGGTCAGGATCTGGTGCGTCGTAGTCTACAAAATCACTGCTTAACAATTCTAAGATTGTAGCAGGATCTTTTGACTCGCCGTTTAAGTCCCATCGAGCATCGCCAAACACAATACCATCTTCTGATGTGCTATCGCTCTTGTCAATCAATACCCAATTATTTGCTATCTGGTCAGTTAAGCCGTCTTGGTATTTGTAGATTACAGGATAATTTTCTAGATCGCTAGCATCAATCCATAGGTCGCCGGTCACTAAAGCAGTACCATCACTTTGTAGCAATGGTCGAACAGAGTTAACAATTGGTCCCATTGGGTCTGTGCCGTTAACATACACTGGGGATGCTGTTGTAGCAATACCGCCACTGCCGCTATATTTGTAACCTACCCAGGCAGATCCGTTGTGTATCATAATGTCTACTTGATCTACTAAACTGTTAAACCATCTTTGACCATCTGCTGGATCGTTTAACGGAGCATCTGAAGATGCTACATACCCTGTAGATGTACCAGACATTGGCATATAGTTGCTGATAACATAATCAAAGTCGCTGCTGACGCTCGGAGATCCGTAGAAATTTGGAGTTCCTGTAGCGTCTGTTACATTATATTCAACAAAACCAGCATCAGTAAACAAATCATCGCCATCGATAATTCTAATCTCACCGCCTAGTTTATGAGTAATTGTAATTTTACCATCTAGTACTGTAGCTTCAACGTTTACAAAACCAGCATTGTTAATAGCCTGTCTTAATGTATTAGCATCCGCACCTGTACCTGCTGAGGTAAAAGTTATTGAAATAGCACTTGAAAGACTAGCATTATTAACAAGACTTTCTCTCATACTAAATGTGTAAGAACCACTAAATGTTCCTGCTCCAATTGTATCAGATGTTACAGATGTCGCACCTTTAATTTTTCTAACAAAAATTTTAAAACTAGCAGTTTGAGGTGTGTTATCGTAGCCAGTATCTTCAGTGTAATTGTATTGTACATACACTGTATCTTTATCAATCCCAGCACCGCCACCTGTTTTGTTAACTCCAAAGATAGCACCTTGTGCGTTAGCCGATAAAGGAGCAGCTACTTCTAACCATGATTTAGAAGAACTATTCCAACGTTTTACTCTCCAACGTGCTCCAAGATTAGGATCAGTTGTCTTAACCCATATAGATCCGCTTGGTCTAGAAATAGCAGCGTTTGATTTCCATTGAGGAACTTGTGTATGCGGAGACATAGATAATTCTGGACCGTAATATGTTCCTGCTGCAACGCCAAATAAACTTAACACAGTTGCTGATCCATCTTGTAATACAAGAGCGTTACTGCCAGTTGAATCGCCAACCATGTCATCTGTAGCGTCTGTAATGTATAATGTTACAAATCCATTTACGTTAGCTGCTCTAACACCTTGGATTAAAGCATTATTAATCAATGTAACCATGCCGCCTACAGTTGTATAAGCTGGAACGTTAATCTGTACTCCATTAATAATAAAAGTTGATGAACTTGTTTTTGATGAATGTCCGTCTATTTCGGCTGTAAATGATGGCCAAAACTTACGCCATTCTTTTGTACCTAGCAATTCCCAAGATACTGGTTCGCCTACTGTAGTATAATCTTTGCCTTTGTAATAGACTCTGATAACATCAGACGCTGTAACTACAGCATAGTCGCCAACACGACCAACACCACTAGCTGGTTGGGTTCCGTTTAGACTTTCTGTATCTTCTGCGGTAATGACAACGGGCACTTTGTTATTAAATTTTTGTCCTGCTAATCCGGCAGGAGCTGAATCCCACTCAAAAATACCCCAGTTGGTACTTTGAGTATCTAACCACCACTGACCGCTTGTTGCTTCAGAACCAGGAATTTCTGATTTAGCAGTTAGGTCATCTAAATTTACTGCTGCTCTGACTACATAGGCAGAATTAGCAGATCCCAAGAAACTATAGGCTGTCTGTAAGCCATATTCGTTTCTTTCGTCCCCGTGTATTGGAGAACCTGATATTGTTCTCCTAAATGTTGGTGTGCCAAAGAAATCAACAAGTTCTCTTTGACTTGAAACTTTGTATACTTTACCTGCGTTGGTTGCTAGTGTACCTTGTGCGGTACCTGTTCCGCTAGCGTTTGCTTTGTTTTCTGCAGTAGCAATTACGATTAATGGAGTCGTGCTGCTTTCAGCTGGAGTATAAAAACTCTCATCGATTACTGTAACTTCTACGCCTGGTGAATTAAGTGCCATTCCGTTGTCTCCTGATGGTTTGAATCTTGTATAATATTTATTCAGTAAACCAAAAAACACAGAGTTTAAACTGTCGGAAAAGGGGTGAAAAAGGTCCAAATTCTTTAAATAGATGTATGAGACCCCTATGTAAATGCGGACAAAGGCCGGCCGCTATAAACTATCGCAAAGAAAAAAGAATCTATTATAGATCTCTTTGCGAAATCTGTTTAAAACACGGAAAGTATCACGGCATACCTAGATGGTATAGAGCAGGGTATAGGAAAAAAAATGCCTGCGACAAATGCGGTTTTAAATCACCGCACCCTGAAATTTTCGCAGTTTATCATGTCGATGAAGATCTTAATAATTGTAAGATTGCTAATCTAAAAACAGTATGTGCTAACTGTCAACGAGTGTTAGCTAAAGAAGGCATTAAATGGAAACAAGGTGATCTTGTTGCTGATTTTTAATCAATCCTTCAATCTTTTCAAATAGGTCTGATATACCATCGTTGTTATCTAATACAGCATCAAACTTTGTCCCTACCCAGGCTGTTTCCGAAGCATGTATTTTAAATTGATTTAATCTATCTTTGCTTAAAGCCCAATGTACATGTTTTGGTCCGTGATTGACAGCTACAGCATCGTTATACCATTCGGGTTCCGGTCCGCGGACTACTCTTACTACTATTCCGCCAGCCTTTCGAATGCTTTGTATTTCATTAGGAAATCTACAATCTGAAATTACTACGTTGTCTTTGGAATTTCTAAGTTTATTTTCTAGACTAGCAATCCATATGTCATCATGGAAACTTTTGCGGCAAACTTCTGTGCCCCAGTATTGTAATACCCATCTAGGAGTTAACGTAGGCATCGATAGACGTTCTGCCCACCATGGATCTACTTGTTCTCGCCATTCTCGGGCTTCTTTAGTACGGCCTTCAAGCATGGTTCTGTCCCAGCCGAATACTGATGCCACAGCATCTTTTAATGTGTTGGCAAACGATTCGCGTCTAAATTCGTGAAAGTTTACAAGATAATCAGCAATGGTGTCTTTGCCTGATCCAATAAAACCGCATACTCCAATAATCATAGTATCTCCTAACAATACTAATATTGTAGCAGTTTTTTATTTTACGGTCAACCGACTACGAAAGTGTATCCAGCATTAGCATGACCAGGAACAAAGTTAACCAATTCCGCTGTTAGTCGTTCAATATCAGCTGTTGCTTCTTGTTTAAGTGTAGCACCATTTAATGATGTGCCGCCCTGTGGGCCAGCAATTTGAGCAAATTTCTCGCGGGCTTGGCCAAGCATCATTTTACAGTTAGCTAATGTGTAGTCTTTGATCCATTGACCGGCATAGGTATCAACTAGGATAGCCACGTCTGGGCGTGTGTTGTAGCACCAGAGCATAATTTCTTCGTCAGTTCTAGGACGTTGATGTATAGTTAGCTTGTGAGATTGAGCGTGCCATGTAAATTGTATAAAACTGCCAAACATCTTGCCCACACGTTCTTGATATCCAGCAAACAATTCATATGTTAATAACC